GATGACCTGGTTGTAGGCACGCATGATCCAGGTCATACTTCCGAACAGCCGGAACTCAGGCTTCAGCTCCAACTCTTTGGCTGTCATCTTGATGACCATGTGGTTCAGATAGGCGTTCAGGCTCTTACGACCGGAAGCGATTGATGCGAGGAACTCCGTGTGATCGATGAATTCACTGGTGTTCATCAGGTAGTAGAGGATCGCTCGGGTCTGACGGGCTTTAGTAGGCTCAGCACCAGAGGGGATGACTCCCTCCCCGATCTCCGCTGACAGGACATTCCCAGCCTCATCCGCAAACTTCTTCTCCAGCTCTTCACGAAATGGAGCAATCCCCTTATCTGAGAGGGTCTCCAGAAGTGAGTCAAGCATGTCCACCTCCTCAAACTGCTCAAAGGAGAGGTTCGAGAGCATCTCCTCGTTGAACGGCTCATGATGGTTCAGGAGGGGGTCGGTGAACCAGAGGCGTCGACTGATTGCCTCCTCAACCCGAGGGTGGAGATTCCCCACAACAGCAATCACCGGAGGATAATGTCGTTCCTCGGAAGAGAAGTGAGATTTCAGAATTGTCATCTTGACCTTGTTCCCACACGCCCGGGCGGCATCCGGATCAATCTCCTTGACAGCCTGAACTCGGTTGTACTGTTTCACAACCGCTGCCTTGGCAGTTCGAATGGGGTGTCCCAGCACTTTCCCCAAGCATCCCAGCTCTGCAAGGAACTGGTAATCTAGGGGATCCCAGAGTCGGCTGATGCACCGGAGGGTAGGCCTCAAATCCTCACCCTTCTGGAGAGAGCTTGCTACCAGGTCCTTCTTCAGACCGTCGAGGAAAGCTGTGTTAGGGTAAGTCTCCACCTTCTTCAAGATGGTCCCGACCGAGAGAGCCTCGAATGCCTTCGCCAGATCGTAATAGGAGGATGGGGCGTTCCGAGAAGCGTGCTGGAGCAGCTTGATCGTGTCGATCGTGATGTCGAACGCCTTGTGAGGGAGACTCACATCCTCAGACAGATGAACATAGAGGAGGAGAGAGAGGAGATCCGCCACCTTATTGTGGAGCTGAATCACAGCTTCGTAGCTGTAGAGCCTTGCTCTTTCCTCCACTTCGATGGCGCATAGGAACTTGCTCGTTGTGATGCGCAGGGATGTGCAGGAAGATCTGAAGTGGGCGAACCCCTCGTTCAGGACTTTATTCCGGTAATCGTTCTTGAATCGGGAATAATTCTCCTGCATGTTCATGTTGAACTCAACCTCAGCGCGCGGATGGTCGGTCACGAATTCCTCCAGTTCCGCATGGAACAAGAAGAGGTTCAGGATCTGAACGGGGATGTTGGAGAGCCTCTTCTCGAAATCCTGCCGCAAAGGGATCACAGTCTGATGCAGAGACGCTGTCTTCATCGCATCTAGTTGGTGATAGGCCGCCCGCAGCGTATACTGCATCCTCTCGAAAATCC